CCTTGTCGATGGCTGCTGAAAGTTACATATTTTGCATTAGCTTGACTTGCCAAGCCTTTTATGTATTTTAGCCCATCTTCAACCATTTGATAATCATTTTCTAACGTCCAAGCCGCCCAAACGTGTAGATGTAGTCCAGATGGCTGCAATATGAAGAAGCCACCGAACCTCTGCTCCTTCAAAACTACCCATAGAAGTGATCTATTAGACATTAAATCTGCATAGACATCTTCTACTATCCAATCCTCTGGGCTATGCCCTTTAATTTTGTCCAATGGTGCTTTAATTGATGCCCACCATTTCCGTATATCTGCTACTGGTATATGTCTAAATTCCATTAGCCCACCACAATGTAGCCGTATGTCTTATCTGCTGTGTTATTAGACCAATGTGTCAAAGTAGCACTCCCTTGAGTTTGTGAAGAAACGTATATGTTACTTGTCGCTGATGGAGCTATGTATTGCATCGTAGTTATCACACTAGGAATAGACGGTCTTGTAGGACTCGTGCTAGTACCGTAATGCTCGATGGATACTCCAATATCAGAAACACGCCACATTATCTCAACATAATCATTGGCTTGCAATTCCAAAAAGAAATTAAGTGCTGCTATTAAATGACTAGGATCGCCTGAGCTTCTTCTAGCTGGCATACTAAACCTGCTATTTGATCCGTCAACATTCGTTCCGTTCTTTCTAAACCAAATATCTACGTCTTGTGAATCGTTAGTAGTATTTTTATATTGAATAGAAAACTGAATGTTATACACGCCATAATTTCTGACGTTCATTCTTGAACTATTCGATAGATACACACCGTTAGAATAGTCAGTAGTGTTTAATGTTATTGCGTAAGCAGTAGTCGTATTAGCAGCAGTCTGATCTGTAGTATCCTGAAACGCTCCATAAGGAGCCGCATCAGCCTCCGCAGCATTACTTATAGGAACTAAGAATATCAAGCTCTCTTTACCTATACGGCTGTCGTATATAGTCGTAGTAGTCACATTGCCTGTGGCTAAAGTAACCGTACCAGTGTTATTCGTCTTACCATCCATAACGCCACGAACGACTTCAGCAACCTGTCGCTGATCTCCACCAAAAGGCGGTAACGTCTGAAACTGGACTGTTCTCGTCATCGAGTACCCTGACCGCTAATCTCTATTTCAACCGCTACAGCAGTTTTCCATGTGCCGCTAGGATTAGTTTGAACCCTGTGATACCTACCAGCAGAACGCAGCCCACAGCGACCCTCAGAATCGGCTACAGAGGCAGTCCCGAACGTAATAGCACTATCTAGCAGCTCACGACTTGCAACCGCTACAGAGCCACTACCAGCGTCTACAATAGGTCTGCCTAAAGTAATAACTGAATGACCTACATCTATGTCACCTGACGTTAAAGCAGCCTGTTTGTATTGACCGCTAAAGGTAACGATATTAGGGCCTCTCGTTGCAGACAATAACAATAGACCACCAACCCACTGACGATCATCTAAAGAGATACCTAGTGAGTCAATGCTTGCGCTAAATGCGTCCAAACCTTCTAGCGTTACTGATGGCGTTAGCGCAAACGATACGCTGTCAGCAGTAGTCTCTGCATACGACCATTTGTTTAATGCAATGTTGTAAATCAGTAGTAAATTATCACCGTTCTGTGCAGGGAATAACCAAACAATAAGTCTTTTCTCTGTATCTACTGCGGCTGACATGCCTAGCTTAATTGCTGTCAAGTTTGCGTTATCAAAGAACCATCTATCTATCTTTTCTGTACCGATTCCTTTGGTTGTCTGACCATCACACACGTAAAAACCATCATCCGCTAGGAAATATGTTAATCCTGCAAAGTTTATGATTGATCCGGCAGAGATACAGCCTAAAGTACGGTTAATAGCGTCAAACTGGAAGAAATACGGACTACCTGCATAGGACATACGATAGATAGCACGTTCTAGGAATACGATTCCGAACTCACCACCCGCTAAACCAGTGATGTCACCACCGTCAGGCATAACCTGAGAGTCAGATTGACTAGCAAGACCAGGAGTCCAGTCTGTTTCATCGTTAATATCAGACCAGTAGACCTTGTTTTCTTCGCCAGCTACGTTAGCAGCGACTACAAAGTCCTTAACTACCGTCACATACTTAGCTTCAGGAGCAGCAGCAGCCAAGTCCGTAGCGTAAGTAGATGAATTAAGTGTGTATGACTGCAATTTAGCTGTACCGTTAGCCATAATCATCTTTGTACCGTACTGCGTAACATCCCAATACTCAATATTGGTGTATCCGGCAGTCGTTAATGGAGACATCGCACGAGTACCAGCAGTAAACTTGTACAGGTTACTAGCTGAAGCACCAAATAATGATACCGTTCCTGCGTATTTACCCGCAAAACAAGTCAGTAAATTAGCGTTAGCATCGTCAGAATACTCAACTTCATCAAGAATCGGAGCATATCCGTTAGTAACTGGATAACAGTTAACTGCGCCAGTTAAAGCACCTGTAACGCCAGGCTGATCTGGTAGCCATTCGCCGAAGATTATGCGTTGTTTAGCCATCTTTATTGCCTTATCCAAGTATCAGATTGTGTTGCTACTACTGTCCATGTGTTACCGCCTTCAGGAACAATAGTCCAAGTATTCGTTTGTTCTACTACGTTATCCCACTCGTCACCAATTACCTGACCGTCTGCGCTTATATCTGCATTTCCTTCTATACCTGCTATGGCGTTCCATACAGCTATTGCTAAACATGAAACCTCTGCCATAGCATCTACTGAGGCAGTGCCACTATAATCAACTTCACTACTCGATGTTACCGTAGCTGTTCCATCAATAGCAGCAGTACCTACCTGAATCCTAATACCGTCTGCCGTAACCGTAGCAGTACCGTTAACAGCACCAGTAAAGAATAATGTTCTAGTAGCTTCTGCCGTAACCGTTGCTGTGCCATCTACAGCAGCCGTAGCAAGGATTATTAAACCACCATTAGCCGTTACAGTAGCAGTACCAATTATTGAGCCAGTAGCACTGTAAATAATTCCACCTGCCGCAGTTACCACCGCAGTTGCATCTATAGAACCTGTAGCAGTCTGAATCCTGATACCAACAGCAGAAACCGTAGCCGATCCGTTAATACTTCCTGCACCGTCATAGATAGCAAAAGCGTTTGCTGTTACTGTGGCAAAAGCATCTACCGCAGCAGTAGCTAATACGACATTACCAGAAGCAGCTAATGACGAATACGGTGCTTGTGAATATGCCGATAAACCAAACATCTAGAGAACCACCCATCTGGAACCATCAGGTACAGTTATGCTAATACCGTTATTAATCGTAATAGGGCCAGAACTCATAGCCGAATATCCGCTAGGAATAGAGAAACTTGTAGCTACAGTTTGCTTGTTAATTACGATACCGTTAGAAGCTCCTAACTGCTCTGCGTAAGCCGTATTATCAGCATCTTCATGAACAGACTTGCCAGCAGGATACGTAGCAAATACGTCCTTGCTATTAGCTGCAAATGATATAGGTGAAGTAGTACCAGAACTATTAGCCAATACCGTAGTACGAGCTAATGTAGTACCTGACGATGTGTAAGTACCGATACCTACTTCCCATGTTCCAGCAGTGCTATCAACAATAGAATAGTAGGTAGTATTACCGTTACCAATAACAGCAAAAGACTGGAATCCAGCTACAGCACCAGCAAGCGTCAGCGTACCAGTGCCAGCAGTAGTAGATGATTCCCTAACACGATCTGCGACAACTAGTGGCATCGCTTACTCCTTACGCCAGAGTTACGCTAAGACCGCCAATAGCTATCTTAAAGATATCTCCAGATGATATAGTTTTCGATGTGTCTAATGCTGTGTGATACAGCAAGTTACCGCTAGTAGAAGCGTCAAGAATACCGATCCAGCCAACTGTTCCCCATGAGCCAGAAGCCTGTGCAAACTCTACCGCAGCAGTATTCGTAGATACACCGTTACTAGGCGCACCCATCGTAACCGCTACTCGTGCATAAGAGCCACCAGATACTTCAGTACCAGTATTGGCATCAGTAGGATCAGACGTATATAGACCGATATAAACAGCAGCAGGACTTGTGTAGCTCGTATTACGCAAGGTAGCGTTAATCAGAGCGTTTTCTAAGTAGTTCGACATTTCTGCCATGATTTACCTCACGTTATAGTTCATTGACATTGGCTGACCACTGTACTCACTACTCTGGTCTGCAATCGTTATTGATGATATTGCTCTATCGTACAAACTAGCCCAAGTCTGTAATCTTGCGTCATTCATTAGATACGGTTCTGCCTCACCTAAAGAAGCGTAAAGCAACGCATCAGGAAAGTTAGTTAAGAATACATTACCTTGATTCGTGTCGCTCAAGAAAAAAGGCTGTGCGTAGTAAAGCATCTGAAGCTGATAAGTGCTGTCAGGAATAGGAGACAATTGAAGCTCTGTCGCTAACACAGTATATTCAGTAGGCTTACCTGATTCTGTAGCCCTGTAAGAGTTATAGAAAGCATTAGGAGCCTGATAAGATAAAGTCGTAATAGGATTCGTATTAACGTGAATGTCACGCATTGACAAGAAGTCTGTAGGTAATCCAACAGTAGAGTCACCGCCAGTAGTAGATGCTGTAGCTACAACCAACATCTGACGAGTTCTGAGTTCTCTACGCAAACGTAATTCAGCCAACTGGATGAACGTAGGAATCATAGCCGTTAAATCACTACGAGCTAAGTAACTAGCTATCGTAGTCTTTAGTTCACTGTATGTACTAAAAGCCATATTATTCCTCTAGTTGCTCAAAATCTTCCCAGCCGTACTCATACGTACCTACGTG